CATGCAGGGGCTCGATCACCCTGCGCTGGATGCTCTCCACGATGGACGTTGCCACCGCTTCCACGTGCAGGTTGAAGTGGGGCTCTTGGATGGCTGCCAGGCTCTCGCTCCCGCCCTTGCCCTCGGAGCCGAGCCGCTTGAACTCGGTGCCGGCGACGGCTGCGATGTCGCCACGGGCGGAGCTGGCGTAGCTCGACACGTCCGTGGTGTTCGCCTGCATGTCGACGAAGCCCACCTCATCCTCGCCCTGGATGACGAGGAAGGTGCGCTCGTTGCCGGCGCGCATGGCCTTCGCCTGCTTGATGGCTTCGGCTCTGTTCTCCTTCGGCGTCGTCGGCCCCATGCGGTAGAAGGGGATCCCCATGGCGCGCTTCTGGGCGTCGATGACCTGAGCCCGCTCGAAGAACTGCAGCCGCTTGTCCGTGGCGTACATGGCGCGGGACAGCGCACGCCCGGTCACGTCGTCGCCCTCGCCGCGGCGGGTGCGGAGGTAGAGCTTCTCGGCGGGCACGAATACGTCGATGTTCCCGCGCGTGGTGAAGCCCGCGTCGAGCCCCGGCCGCTCGTAGTAGCCACCGCCCTGCGTCTGCGTCACGCCGAGGAACTGGCCGGACTTGTCGAGGTGGAACGCCTTGATGGACTTGGGGTGGATCCACGAGAGGTGGTCGAACACCACGAACGTCCCGAGCTCCCCGTCTTGCAAGCGCTGCACCTTCTCGTGCAGGCTGAAGCCGAACTCCTCCGCCGTGAACACCTCGCCCAAGAACTGCCGCCACGTCGTCCGCATGCGGTACTCGCGGAGGCTGCTGGTGCCGAGGAGGTTGGCGCGCACGAGCTCGGCTGCTATCTCGGCTTTCTTCTCGTCGCCTGAGAGTGGCACGGGCTCGCCGGGCGGGATGGGGTTGCCGTCCTCGTCCTCGGGGGGCTCTTCCTCGGGCTTCTCCTTCGCGCCGGGGTCGGGCTCCTTCGGCGGCATGGCCTTGGCGGCCTTCTCGTGCTCCGCCTCGCGGTCTGCCTGCTCGTCGCCGGGGATGCCGAAGGGCTTGGGCGTCTTCGGCGCCTCGCGCTTCATCGGCAGCTCGAAGGGCTCGCCCGGGTCCACCTCTGGAGTCGCGCCGAGGATGGGCTCTAGCACCGCCTCGAACTGTGCGGCCACGGTGGCGCTGCCCGTCCGCATCTCGTCGAAGCGGGCGACACGCTCCTGCCAGGCGTCGAGGTCGTCGTTGTACTCGTCCGCCCACTGGCCCTCGGTGTAGACGAGGCCGTCGTCAGAGATGCGCGGGGCGAGGTTGGGCGTGGGGGCGGGCTCCTTGAGCTCCAGCCGCTCAGCTGTCCAGCGGAGCACGCGGGCGAGGGTGCTCATGCGAACAGCCCCAGCTGCCGCAAGCGGGGCGGCGGCGGTGGCGCGTCGGGCTGCGGCTCGGGCTCGTAGCTCCCGCCCTCGCAATACGTGAGCCGCGCCTTGGCGATCTCCAGGTACTCCGGCTCTCGCTCGATCCCGATGAAGCGGCGCCCCTCAGCGAGCGCGGCCATGCCGGTCGTGCCGCTGCCCATGAATGGGTCGAGCACGACGCCGCCGCCGGGTGGCTTGGTGAGCCGGCAGAGGTAGCGCATGAGGGCGAGGGGCTTCACGCATGGATGCCCGTTGGCGATCGGCGTCTGGTAGTTCGCGCCCGTATAGGGGTTGTTCCCGTCCTCGCCCACGAGCCCACGCGAGCCTTCCTTGCGCCCCGTCAACTCCGCGCGCCCCTTCGGTCGCAACCCCTCACAGCCCGCCTCCCGCTCCGCCCTGGACGCCTTGGCGCAGTACATGAACCGCGACGCCTCGCCCATGCCCTCCCTCACCTCCTCGCTCCCGTCGTGGATCACGTTCGCGGGGAACCTTCCGACGTTCGGATCCTTGCCGTCCGTGCCGCCAACGTCGCGCTTGCGGGACAACATGCGGGCGCCGGGTGCGCTGTCGTTGGTTGGCGCAAAGGTGCTGCCGGGAGGCACCCGATCACGCTCCCCGTATGGCGTGCGCTTGCCCGTCCCCACCCGCCCCCCGTCCACGTTGATCCCCGCCGTGCCCCACCGCTCAGCGTTCTCCGCGAACGTGCCGTCCAGCGGTTTCATGGCGACGAGGACGGGCTCGAAGGCGGGCTTGAGCGCGGTTCCGTAGCCGTGGAAGGTGGCGGCGAGGGGGGTGGTTGCGCGTGATACCTCGTGCCCGTCGCCACTCGTGAACCAGCCCGCGGGGCGCGGGTTCGTTCCGAGGATCTCCCGCTCGTCCCACGCCTCGCCGGGCTTGCCCTTGCGTCCGTTGAGCCGCCAGACCTCGGCGTCCATGGTGGCGTCGAACTTGAGCAGGTCGCGGAGCTTCTCCCATTGCTCCCAGGTGGGGCAGCCAGCGTTTGACCTCGACGGCGCGAGGAAGTGAGCCGCAACCGCCTCGCCCCAGCCCAGCGCATCCGCGATCGTCTTCGCGTTGTGCCCCGCTGCGCTCGCTGCGTCACGCACGGACATGACGACGGCGCGGATCGCTTGGTAGTCGTCCCGCCGCTTGTCGATCGCCTTGCTCACGTCCAGCGACTTCGGGAACCCGCTCCCGTACAGCCAGCAGATCGTGTCCCGCACCTCCCAGCCCGCGTCCTCGATCGCGCACGCCAGCCGGTGCCACGTCCGCGTCCCGCCGAACGCGAGCAGGAACGCGCCGGGCTTGGCGACGCGGAGAGCGGCGGTGGCCCAGGCGGTGCACCAATCTTGGAATGCCATGTTGCCGCGTAGACTCTGATCGTAGGTGCCGGCCTGCGCTGCCCTTGCGCCATAGCCACCGTCTCCGATAACAAGGCGCGCTTCAATGTCCGCCCCGTCCCACGCCTTACCCATGAAGCGGATCCCATACGGCGGGTCGCAAATCACGCTGTCCACCGAGCACTCCGGCAGCCCCGCCATGACGTCGAGGCAGTCGCCCTCGTGGAGCTGCGCGGAGCCGTTGACGGCGAACATCAGTCCCGCCCCCACACGCTGCCCTGCCACGCCCAGTCCGTGCTCTCCTGCTCCTCGTCGTCGGGCCACTCCTCGGGGTTGCTGCGCCGCTCCTCGGGCAGCCCTGCCTGCGCCACGGCGTGCGCGTAGTCGTCCGCGCTCACGATGTCGAGCAGGGCTTGCGCGGCAGCCATGGCGGCGTCGATGTCGTCAATGGCTCCCTTGGCACCCTTCGCCTTGAACGCCTCGGGGGTGGCGTTGCGGATCTGCCGCTCGAGCTCGACGTGCTCGGGGCGGATGCCGAAGATGCCGTTCGCGACGTAGGGGGCGAATGCGTTGGCGCGCCCGAGCTTGTCGATGACCTTGACGTCCCGCGGGATGAAGCGCGTCGAGGAGCCCTTCTCTGCGAGCATGCGATTCATCACTCCGCACATCTCGACGTCCACGGTGGTCTTCTGGACGTAGGCAACCGCGTCGCCGTTGCGCTGCACGAAGTCCACCACCTCGCGCGCCCTGTCGTCCGGGTTCCAGTGCCCGCCGTGCGTGTCGATGACGTCGATCTCCCCGTTGCGCCGCTTGCCACACAGGGCGATGCTCGAGCGGCACCCACTGGGGCTCGTCGTCTGCGCACCGTCGAGGTGGTAGACGCGCTCCGCGTAGCCCTGCGCCGGGGGCTCGCTGTAGTAGCGAAGCTCCTCGTAGGCGAAGATGGCGTCCTCGCTCACGTCGAGCCAGTCGCCATGGACGCGCACTCGAGCCTCGCTCGGGCGGCCCGCGTCGAGGAGCTGCCGCTCGTACTGCTCGACACCCTCGTCGGGGAGGTAGCCACCGACGCTCTCCACGTTGTCACGCATGCCGGCGGTGATGACCCAGAGACCGGGGCGCACCTCGCCATAGCGTGCGCCCTGGTGCGTCTTGAGGTAGTCCTGCCAGGGCTCGTGCGCCAGGCGATACAGCGCCGTCCCCGTGCCCTTCAAGGGCGTGAACGTGTGGAGCAGCACCCCGCCCAGGTCGATGAGCCGGGCGCGTGCCTCCTCGGTCACGTCGTCGGGCGCTTGCTCGTCGAGCCACACCATGGCGAGCTTCGCCACCTGCCAGCGTGCGCGCCGCTGCTCGTAGGAGCGACAGCGGATCTCCGAGCCGTTGCGCATGCGGTAGCGCGTCTCATTGAGCGCGTT